AGTTGGAAGATATCCTTCTATGGCTGATGGTGGATGTACCTGGCGAGGAATATGGATGGATAGCAACCCATGCGATGATGATCACTGGATGTATAAATTAGCTGAGAAAGAAAAACCAAAAGGTAAGTTTGCTTGGAAGTTTTACCGGCAACCAGGGGGTGTTACTGAAGTGCCATTGAAAGATGTACCAAAAGAAATACCTGAAGCCCAGGGTTATATATCGGCTGGTGGTCGCTGGTTTAAAACAAATCCAAAGGCTGAAAACTTACACAACCTACCTGATGGATACTATGACCAGCTACTCGGTGGTAAAAATTTAGACTGGGTTAGATGTTATGCAGAAGGCAAATATACTTACGTTCAGGAAGGAAGACCAGTATGGCCTGAGTATGATGACAGCACAATGTCTGCTGATCTAGAAGTAGATGAGAATATACCAGTGCAAGTAGGACTGGACTTTGGATTGACACCTTCGGCTGTTTTTGCTCAGAAAATGCCAAATGGGGCATGGCATGTCTTACATGAGATTGTAACTTTTGATATGGGCCTGGATAGATTTGTGAATCTATTGAAGTCAGAAATGGCAATCAGGTTTCCAAAAAATAATGAGTTCATGGTTTGGGGTGATCCGGCTGGTGCTTCAAGAGAAGGTATCTATGAGCAGACATCTTTTGAGTTTCTAAAAACACATGGGATACTGGCCAGGCCAACTGCAACAAATGATTTTAAAGTTAGACGAGAAGCAGTAGCTATGCCGATGAATAGACTGATACAAGGCAAGCCTGGGTTCTTGGTGAATAGAAAATGTCTTAGATTAAGAAAGTCACTATCCGGTGGTTATCACTTTACCAGGGTAGCTGTAGGGGCTGGCCAGGAAAGATTTAGAGATAAACCAAATAAAAATGAACATTCCCATGTTGGGGATAGTGTTGGTTATTGTCTGCTCGGTGGTGGTGAGATGAAAAGAATGACTAGAGGAACAAAAACATTTAGCCAGCCAGTTATAGCCCAAACTGATTTTAACGTATTTGCATGAGGACAGCTATGTTTACTTCAGAAGAAATTATGGAGATTATGAACCTCGATGGCATCAAGCATAGAGTTGTTCCCTTCCATCAAAGACATATCCATATGGCTAATTTTAGATCATTTGAAAAAGAGGTCCTGGAAGGTTATGGAAGACCACATATCGAAGATTATGGTGTCGAAGGATTATCTTTTACAGCTATCAGAAATGCCAAGGTTGTCGTTATATGGGGATTGTATCCCCTATGGAAAGGTGTAGCCGAAGCCTGGATGCTTCCAACACATGATCTTGAACCCAGCAAAATGATTTTTCATAAAGGTGCATTGAGGTTTTTTGAGCATGCAACCAAGAAATTAGAGCTTCATAGACTTCAGACCTATGTTTGTACGTCAAATTACCGAGCCGTTAAATGGATGGAGATGTGTTATTTTGATCGTGAGGGCTTATTGAAAAGATATGGCCCTGATATCAAAGACTATTATGTTTATGGGAGATTGTTTTAATGGGTGGTTTATTCGGTGGCTCAAAGCCACCACCAGGTCCTTCTCAGGAAGAGCTAGACAGACAAGCAGATAGAGAAGCAAGAGCAGAAGCTAGAGAAACTGAAGAGAAAAGAAAGATAGCTTCTAGGCAAATCTCAAGAAGCAGACGTAACAGAATGCTTATGTCAGGTGATGCCACTGGTGTTGAGCCACCACAAAGAACTTTAGGACCAGGTAGAAATCCAAGAGCATGAGATCATACCCTCGTAATCCTAAGAAGTTTGAGAAGGGCTTACCTATCTGCCCTATCTGCCGGATCGCTATGGCAAAGGTGGAAGAAGGTGATGAGGTTAAGTTTGAATGTCCAGCTTGTCAGTTAAAAACAGATGGTAGCTAAAAAATTTCAAAATCCAAAGGGTGGACTTAATGAAGCTGGCAGACAGCATTTTAAAAAAACAGAAGGATCAAATCTCAAAAGGCCAATCAAAACCGGAACAAGTCCAAGACGAGTATCATTTGCTTCAAGGTTTGCCGGTATGAAAGGTCCTGAGAAAGATGAAAAAGGAAGGCCAACAAGATTAGCATTAGCTCTCAAAGCATGGGGTTTTAGATCAAAAGAGAGTGCTAGAAACTTTGCGAATAGGCATAAAAAAACATGACAAAATTAAATCCCAAAGACCTAAAAAAAAGATATGACCAGGCAGAACGTCAGAAGTCTCACTGGAGATCAATATACGAAGATGCCTACCGGTATGCCCTACCAAATAAAAATTTATATGATGGATACTATGAAGGCCAAGTGCCTGGACAAGATAAGAGTTCAAGAGTTTTTGATTCCACTGCACAGCAATCGACACAGAAGTTTGCTAATAGAATCCAATCAGGCCTATTTCCTCCCCAGCAGACTTGGTGTCGGTTGCAACCGGGTGATCAGATACCTGAAGAAAGACAGATAGAAGTACAACAAATTCTCGATAAATATGCAGAGCAAATGTTCTCGGTTATGAGACAATCCAAGTTTGACCTGGCGATTGGTGAGTTTCTCCAGGAACTGGCCATAGGAACAGCCGTCATGCTGATTCAGCCAGGAGATGATGTAGAGCCTATCAGATATACTTGCATACCAACCTTTCTGATTTCATACGATGAAGGGCCAAATGGGAATGTAGAAAAAGTCTATAGACGTATGAAGAGACCTTATGAAGTTTTGGACCAGGAGTTCCCTGATATAAAAATACCACCTTCAATGAAAAGCAGATACGAACAAGACCCAACTGAAATGGTTGAGATGATTGAAGGCACATATTTCGATAAGGTAACCGGTAATGTTCACTATCAGATTATATCCGATAATGGTGAGGATGAACTTGTTTATAGAGAGCTTAAAAGCTTTCCCTGGGTTATATCAAGATACAGTAAAACTGCCGGTGAGAGATATGGAAGAGGTCCGGTATTGCTGGCCTTGCCTGATATAAAATCATTGAATGTAACCAAACAACTTGCCCTCAAGAATGCCAGTCTATCTATCGGTGGTGTCTTTACTGCCAGTGATGATGGTGTCCTGAATCCGAATACAGTTCGTATTGTACCTGGGGCTATCATACCAGTGGCAAGAAATGGTGGTCCACAAGGTGAAAGCCTGAAGCCCCTACCAAGATCAGGAGATGCACAACTTACCCAGTTTACAGCTAATGATCTAATATCATCTATAAAAACAATCATGCTGGATGAAAGTCTGCCACCGGATAATATGTCAGCAAGATCAGCTACCGAGATACAAGAAAGAATGAAGCAGTTATCTCAGAACCTGGGATCAGCTTTTGGAAGATTAATATCGGAGACTATGTATCCGGTGGTTAGACGTACACTGGAACTTATGAATGAGCTTGGCATGATAGAACTGCCGTTGAAGATCAATGGACTGCAAGTCAAGATCAGTCCTACAGCACCACTTGCAATGGCTCAGAATATGGAAAAAGTACAAGAAGTTTTAAATTATATGCAGATACTTCAGGGGCTAGGACCACAAGGTCAATTATTTATGAACCAGGAAAGAGCTATGGATTTTATTGCTGATAATCTTGGTATACCGGCAAGCTTGAGAACGACACCGGAAGAAAGACAAGCCTTGTTACAGCAAGCTCAGGAAGTAGCACAAATGGCACAACAAGGAGGAATGATGGATGGACCAGGACCAGGCACAGAAGATCAGATACCTGAACAGTAATAATGGCTGGGATGGTATTGATGATCCCTATGTAGTATTTAAAAACGAACCCAGTGAGATCGACAAAACCTATCTAAGGGTCTTTTCATCAGAAGAAGGCCAAAAGGTTCTAGAACATTTAAAGTCAATCACTATTGATCAACCAGCCTGGACACCAGGCAGTGATCCCTCTTTTGGTTATGCAAGAGAAGGACAGAACTCACTGGTAAGAGAAATCATTCAACGTATGAGGAGATGTAATAATGAATGAAGAAAAAGATGTAGCCCAGGAAACTACCCAGGAGCAATCTGCTGGCCTTATGGCTGAAGAAGCTCAGAACATAGAAAGCGAGGAGAACAATGCCGAAGAAGAAGGAATCTCTCACATCCAAAATGAGGAAGCTGGAGAAGAAGAAGAACTTGGAGAAGGCGAAGTCTATGAAAGGCCGGACTGGTTTCCTGAAAAATTTTGGGATGAAAAGGATGGTCCAAACATTGAGAACATGGCTAAAAGCATTAATCACCTGGAGAAAAAATTAGGCGAGACAGCCCCTGATAAATATGACTTGTCTGATATAGCAGTTGATCCTGATGATGCAGTTATCCAGGCAGTCCTGGAGTTTGGTAAAGAAAAACAACTATCCAATAAATCTGTAACCGGTTTGATCAATAAAGTTATAGAAATAACTGGTGGTGAACAGCAAGAAGAAGAAATCAGTGTGGCCCAGGAAAAAGAAAAGCTTGGTGTCAATGCAACAGAAATTATTCAGTCAAATATTAACTGGGGTAAAAAGTTAGTTGCTGATGGTGTATTTACAAAAGATGATTATGCCGAGCTAGAAATTCTTGGTGGTACTGCCGAAGGTCAAAGAGTGATGCAAAAAATAAGAGGTCTTATCAACGGCAAGCAAGAAATACCAACTGTATCTTTAGCTGGAGATGCACCTGACAAAGATGAGCTTACAGCAATGGTAGCTGATCCTAAGTACCAAACTGATCCGGTCTATAGAAGAAAGGTTGAGAAAGCATTTGAGCAAGCTTATGGTTAAATTTATTGTATAAATACTAGATATATATTCTAGGCTTTACAAACTACTATATCTTGGTGTATCGTCTAATTAGATCGATAACTCTCGTCAGCCGATCATACTTGTAAAAAGTTGAGGTCGGATTTTCCGGTAACCAAAACGATGTAATAATTTAACTATGGAGAAGTCTTTATGGCTACAACTTTAAGTCCAGCGTTTGTAACGCTGTTTGAAGCTGAGGTTCATCAAGCTTATCAGGCATCAGCCACTCTAAGAAATGTTGCTCGTATGAGAACTGGAGTGGAAGGTAGCACTGCTAAGTTTCCAATCTTGGCTAAAGGTTCAGCTTCTGTAAGAACACCTTCTACAGATGTTGTGCCACTCAATGGTACATTTTCAAGTGTAACTGCAACTCTTACTGATTACATTGCTTCTGAGTATTCAGACATATTCAACCAGGCAAAAATCAACTTTGATGAAAGACAAGAGCTAGCAAAGTTAGTTGGAAATGCAATAGGAAGAAGAGAAGATCAAATCATTATTGATGCATTAATAGCTGGTTCTGCTGGTACTACAGTGGCTAACACTGTTGTGACTACTGGTAGTGCTAGTGCTTCAGATTTGAATGTAGGAAAGATAATCGAAGCGAAAAAAGGTATGGATGCTAAGTCAGTACCACCTACAGATCGTCACATGATTATCCATGCCAACTCACTAGCATCATTGCTTGGAGATGAAAGAGCCGTTTCAGCAGACTTTGCTCAGATTCAGGCTCTAGTTAGAGGCCAGGTGGATTCGTTCATGGGCTTTCAGATCCACATGGTTGGTGATCGTGATGAAGGTGGACTTCCAAAAGATGGGTCTAACGACAGAACTTGTTTAGCATTTCATAGAGATGCTATCGGTTGTGCTGTTGGTATCCCACCTAAAACAGAAGTCAACTACATTCCTGAGAAAACTTCCTTCTTGGTAACAGCAATGTATTCAGCCGGAGCAATCGTAATAGATGCGAATGGTCTTGTTGATATAACTTG